TCATACTAAGTATTTAATTGGCCACCCATACCTGAGTGATTAGTACAGTAATAATAAAGCGTAGGTGCGCCAGTTGCAACTTCTATCTGGGTGTAAGCTCCTGAAGATCCCGGTGTTCCACTTGTTGTAACTCCTGTTGTATATTCAGAACCACCGCCATGTGTCCCATTTGCAGTGGTAGAAAGTCTTAAAGGATGACTTGAATTAGTGCTATCTGATTGGTCAAATTTGTAAGTTTGGCCTTCAGTTAAATTTAAAGTTGGAGCTCTTGAGCCATCGATGTAAAAATAATTAGAGCCATAATAACTTGCCACAGTAACTGTATAAGTTGTAACAGATGGACTAGGTGAAGGTGCTGGACTAGGTGATGGTGTTACTGAGCCATCAGTGCTTACGGTAACACTGCCTAGCTCTCCATCCATTCTAGATAATAAAAAGTTAGAGCCTATAATATCTGACTCCATGTAATGTTGTTTTGTAATATCGCTGTAGATTACAACTACAAAACCTTCGCCAACCTCTTGGTCATTGTTGGGCCTGGGTTCATATAAAGCTTCCGGGTCAATAACATGAGGCAATGGTTCAAGCTGTGGATGTTTTGGCTCATAACAAGAAGGACAGGTCTTTAAGCCATTCCATTCTTCTCTTAATTTTACAAGTTTGTATTCAAACCCACATCTATCACAAATAGCTCTTGCATATTTTGCTGAAGCATATGCCATATTAGTATCCGTTTCTTAAATAAGGGGCAATCCTAAAGGAGGCTCTATCTTCATCTTGAGATAGGGCTCTTTCAAATTCTTCTTCATACATTTGCTTTAACATAACAGCTCTATCTGGTGCTTTTTTTATAGATATGTAATATGCCAAACCAGCTGCAAAACAAGGATAAAACCTAAATGGCATGTCCATAGTATTAGTTGCTGCGTCTGCATCATCCATTCTTACGATTTTATTGAATACTAAAATGTCAGTAGAGTTTTCTGGTGATGGCCATATTTTTAAAATAGGAGTATTTAATTTATCTAAAAAATATTGTGATGGTCTTGATTCACTTGCTTTGTTTGGGATGTTTAAGTATTCAGATCTACCAACTCTAGACATTTGTAAATCAGTGGTTGTTCCACTAACTGTTCTTCTTATAGAGCAATCTAATACGTCAACTATGTTAGCGTTTAAAGTATAGTCGTTTTGACTTTGTACTACGGTGACAGTTTCTTGCTCTATGGTCCATTGATTAAGACCGCGATTAGACCATTCAGCTAACATAAGATTGATTGATCTTTTAGCTGTTTTTAAATCATAGCCAGTTCTAAGTTCCAGGCCGCATCTTTCAAATGCCTCTTCTACAAACTCAGCTACGTTTGGCTCAAAATCTGTACTACCTGAACTTGCCATGATTAATCCTCGTTGTATAAATTATCGAATACTCGATTGACATCTAAGGTATAGTCTAAATCAGATTTAGAATAATGTATATGTTGAGACGGTCTAAAGTCAGGTGCTCCCTCTCCAACTTGAAACCAAGCAGGATGTGTAACTCTAACTCTATTGTTTGGCAACGCTACAATGTTTCCTGTCCATTCGCCTGCATCAAGAAGCTCTAAAACATGACTGCTTTTATGTTGCGCTGGATCGTCTGCTATCTCGCTTTCTGCATAATCAACGGTGAAGTAATATTTAGCCGGGAACATTTTGCCATCTATCTTTGCAAGCCAAGGACATGGCGTTGCCCTATCTATGACGTAAACTGAATTGTGATGCGAGGAACAATCCCAAGGCTGTGCATCATGAACTTGCATTGGCTCTGCCCATTCTTCAAAAGGAGTATCACCAACTAAAGCTGTTATAGGCATACGAGCCCACATAGCTCCACCATGAACTGTGTCCTCTGGCTCACCATCAGCTTCTACGCCTGTAAATATAATGTGAAAACTAAGACATCTGTTTGGCATTGTAGTAACACCAACAGCCATAGCATGTAAAAATTCACCATGATATTTATCATGGTTATGCGTGTACTCTCTCCTTACCCAGCACTTAAAGTGGGGTATGTTACTGTATAAATAAGGCACTTTTACTTGCTTACTTTTCCGCCCTTAGAATATCCTTTGGTCATTCCACCTTTCTTGTAGCCTTTAGTCATGCCGCCTTTTTTGTAGCCTTTGGTCATTCCACCTTTTTGCATACCTTTAGGCTTCATTCCACCTTTTTTGCCACCTTTAGAGTAGCCTTTAGTTTTTTTAAACATAATTTATCCTCTGTTTAACTAACACTTCCACCTACGTCTAGCTTGTCTTATTCTAGAATTAGGATTGTTTCTTGTTTTAGCTGAACTGCGTTTAAGTTGTCCAAGGGATCTAGCGCAATAAGACTTGCGTCTTTTAGCGGCCTTGCTCCCTTTTTTAACTTTGCCTGTTACAGCAGTCTTTAATTTAGAACCTGGGTTCTTTTTTCTATAAGCAGCAACGCCACGCTTGGTCATACCAGCGCCAGATTTTGTAGGACGATAGTTAGCCTTAGAGCCTCTTGTCGTTCTTCTTATTGGCTTTGCTCGTTTTGTCGCCACTATAGAATTAAAACTTAGTCGTAATCTTTAAATAAAGTTAAGACTATTACATAAGAGTCGCCACCTGAATGGCCAGTCGTTGTAAGCATTATGTCGCCTGTTTTACCAGTTCCTGATGTATTTCTTATTCCACCAAAATCAGTGAAATCTTCATCTGTTGTGTAATCTGAATTAAGATCCCAACAAATAGTATCAGTTGTAGCATCCCAAAGAAGTTTTACGCTCATTCCAAAAGTTGAATAAACTATCTTCCCAAGACGAACACTTGTGCAAGCTTCACCATGACTATTAGCCTGTAGTGCGCTTACATCTACTTTCTTGACTGCTGACTCCCCTGTTCCATCAGATGTGTTGGTAAGCTGTATTATAGCGAACCTATCACTGTCCAATAGAGTTGTTGAAGTTACTGCGTCTGCCATAATTAGCCCCTAATATTAAGCGTCAGCAAATGGTGTAACTAAAGTTCCAGAGCCAAGTGTTATACCTTCAACGGCATACTTAGCAGATCCCATAGCAGTACACTTAATTATAGATCCTGCAAGACCACCTTTAGTTGAACCATTAAGAGTTATAACATCGTTAGATGCGCCTGAAATAAAAGTTTTACCTGTTGCATTGTTAACACCAGTGTAAAGACCGCCTACAAATTTATCTGTGCCATCAGTTTTAATATCGAGGTCAGTTGCTGCTGTCTCAATAACAAAAATAAAAGTAGCTCCTAAATTATTTAACGAATTAGGATCTGTAGGATCAGTAGGTGCAGTTGTGACAATTGAAGGCAAAGTAAATTTACCATCAGCATCATTACAAGTAAGTACCTTACCTGAGTGTGCATCTACGGTTAAAGTTGTATCAGCAGTTAAACTGACAATAGCAGTATTACCTGCTGAAATAAATCCAGATATAGATCTAACTGGACCTGAAAAAGTTGATTTAGCCATTATTTTCTCCTAACTAAATATGTTGCGCCATCTTTGGAGTAAGTCTGCCGAGCCAGTTGGTGCAACTTGTTAATCCCGGTTTATTTGATTGTATGTTAAATACTAATAAAAAGAAAGGGAGCCGAAGCTCCCTTACTAAAGTGTTTCAAACACTTAATCCAAAATAGGATTACGCACCTTGTGATGCAAAGACAGCTCTTGGGTTTGAGAAACCAAAAGAATATCTCTCTCTAGCTTTGAATCTGACATTGCCAGTATCAAAGTCGCCTTCCATAGAAGTAGAAAGAGCAGATCTCTCAAAATGTTTAAAGCCATCTGGGCAATCAGTCTTCAAGAACCATGCATCAGTGTCAGTTAAGAAATGGTTAACTGTATAACCTTCTGGGACCATTCCCATATTTCTTATTGAATTGATGTCATTGTCAGAAGTGCTAACTCTACCAGGAGTGTTAAGCAATCTATCAGCCACGAACTGAAGTTGTGGTGGAATGATTAGCTTAGTTCCTTGTAAAGCAAGAATCATATTTTTGTCATCAACAAAAGTTGAAACAGAAATAAGAGCATCTTCTAATGAAGTCTCATTCAAGTCAGTATAAGTGCTTGGTCTGTTTGAAAATGTTCCTCCGCCTACTAATGGGTGAGAAGTATTCACGAGTGATACTCCGTCTCCACCGGTAAAGCTTGATGAGAAAGCATTGTTCAACACAGAAGCAGCTTTTACTTGCTTGGTGTGCGCCATAGATCTAGCTAGAGCTTTTGTATATCTAGCTCCTAGTCTATCGTAGAGGTTGTCCTCGATTGCTTCTTCTGTTAGAGCGAATGCTAACGCAACGGTTTCATGTGAATACCTTGCAGTAAATCCTTCTGAAGCGTTGTCGAATGCGACTCCGTTTCCTTCTGGTTTTACTTGTGCGTTACCGAAACCTACTATTAAGGTTTCTTCTTCAAATGCTCTATCTGAAGATTCAGTGTCAAAGATTTCCGCGTGCTCGTTTTCGTACCTGTTGTATTCCATGCCAAATAAGGCATTTAAACCAGGCTCGAGCTCCTTCGCTAATTGTGAACGATTAATCGCCATTGGTTATACTCCAGTTACTTGAGCGTAAAAGTGCTCGTTAATTTTGACTATCATATTGACGTTAGCTGATTGAGAGCCTGTTCCTAAAGTATTATTCTCAGGATCATTGGAAATTCCAATAATTCTAAGTTGAGCAGTAGTAGCAGCAGTGGTTCCACTGATAGTAACAGCAGATTGTCCATCTGATGTTGAACCAGCAGCGTATACAATGTCAGCGTTGTTACCAACAACTGTTTGTACAACTGAACCAGTTGCAGCACTTTCTACTTCAAATAATGCATTAGGATCGTCAACTACGAAAGCCACCGCGTCTGATGAGACAGTACCGTTAGGCCAGTAAGAAGAATAAATTACTTCTCCACTCGCATTGGTAAATCTGCATCCCCTGAAGACTCCCAGTAATTGATCGCCAGCAGCAGCTACTAAAATAGTACCTGTACTCGCCATCTTAACTGGATCGCCTGAAAATATGTTTCCGCTTGCACCTGAAGCAATTGAGTATTCTGTAGTCCCTTCGGAGTTTACATTACTACCTAATTTACCTAGGGGCCTTAAGCCGAAAGCAGCATTTTGGTTTGCCATAGTTATGTCCTTTAAATAAGGTTAAATTAAAAGAAGAAACAAATTATTATTTGCCCCCTCCGCCAAATGTTACCCTTGATTTCATATCTCTAGAGATAGGCATCGCAGGATTTTCTTCACGCATTAGGTCGTTCTCTACTGCATTCATTTGGTTATCAGTTTGGGCCGCGAAATATTCATTACGCTGTTCTGCGATTTCTTTCGGTATCTTGCACAGTATTAACCCACCAACACCTATAATTCCAGCATGTCGACCATCATCGACTATAGGCAAATCATGAAATCCGGGAAGTTCCTCTGGTCTAACCGGCTCGAATCCTTCACGAAATCTTTTTGAGACATTCGTTTTGTCATCTTGGCCAGCTACAGATTCTCTTACCCAGCGATAAACAATCCCTTGAGATTTTGCAATTTCGATAGCCTCTTCAGGTAACTCAAGAGCACTTGGCATTTTCCATGCTTTTGGTCTCTCTTGTCTAGCTCTAGATTCTGAATCTCTTGGAGCTCTATCATCGTTGCTGTTAGCTCTTGTTACTTTTATCTCTTTATTGCTCATGATTTTTGTAGCCTCGCTTTTTGTATTGCGTAATCTTTAAATGACACTCCAAGCTTCTTAGCTAGTAGCTGTTCGCTCGGTGTCAACTCGATACGATTTTTTTGTTTGCGTCCAGTCGATGTTGTGCGTGTTGGCGAAGCGACTGTTTGGACGGGTTTTTTGTCAGCTTCCACGTTAAATTTGTGAGGCAACTCTTGTCGCACTCGTTTATCTATCTCACTATAGTATTCATTTGAGTCTGTGTCAAAGCCCTCATTCTCTAATTGCTTATGAACAGCGAATGCAACTGACGTTGCAACCTGGTCTTGTCCAAACCAAGTATTCTTCTGCGCCCATTCACGAGCTTTAGGTGATGGCTCATTAAACTCTTCAGCTGGTTGAGCAGCTGTCTCTATAGGTTGATTTTGTTGTTGCGCTAAATAAGCGGCTTCTTGTTCTTCGTATTGTTTTTGTGCTTGAGAATATTGCTCAAGTCTAGCTTTATCAGTCGTAGCTAAAGTTAAAGCCTCAGTAGCGGCAGCAACGGCTTCTGGATCACCAGCTTCTGTTGCTTGCTTTAAAGCTTGTTTTGCTAAAGTCATCTGAGATTCAACCCTGTTGGTGAACTCATCACTGTAACTACTAGAGAAAGACTTTTGTTGTTGTCTTAATTTTTCGTTTTGGTCTTTAAGATCTTTAGCATATTGCACTGCCATAAGCTCTCTTCTTTGGAACTCTTTAGCTTGCGCTACTGCTTTGTTAATTCTGTTTTGAGCTAAAGATGCTCTTTTCTCTACTTCAGATAAATCTTTTGCTTCTTCTTCTACTTTAGGAGAAACCTCAAAATCTTCTTTAACTTCATCTTCAGTGACAGGAGATACTTCTTGAGAATTATCACCTAATGATATTTCAACAGCCTCATCACTAACTTCTTCTTCAACTCTTTTCTTTTCAGGCAGAGCGGCCTTTTCAATTTTTTCTTCTGTTATTTCAACATCTATACTTTCTGCTTCATTAGCCATAATTACCTCTTATAAAGATTTAATATCATCTGGATCTAAAATAGTTCCAATTACATCATCATCATTAATGATTCTGACTTCGTGATCGTCTTCTAAACGGAAACGAGATCCAGCGTATCTGCCAATCAATACCCAGTCTTTTTCTTGACACCAGGGTTTGTTTCCATATTTTTCTGTTTCTTTATAAGCTAAAGGGCCAACTTTTAGAACGTAAGCAACCACTGTAGATAGAGACTCTCTGTCCATGGTTTCTTTGACCAATTGAATACCGCCTTCAGTTACGCCTTTGCCACGATAAGGCAATACCAATATTCTCCAACCTGTTGGAGACGGCATTCTATCTAATAATGATTTGTTTAATAAGGTGGGATCTAGAACTCTTGCTTCTTCTTTTACAAAAGCTTTATCAATTTCTAATGAGGCTTCTTCTTTTTCTTCTATATTTTCTGCGACTTTGTCATTCATCGATATCATCCATATGCAGCGTTTCTTTTAAATCGTCTATGAGTGAGCGAACGGCTGACAACGCACCCATATGATATTTGTAGTCTTCCATGGATTGTACATTCCCTGCTGAAAGACTGTCAACTAAATCCTGTTCTCTTTTGCGCAGAGTCTTAAAAAAATACTCCGCGAGTTTTACGCTATCCATGGCTCTCTCCTGCCGATGTGATGTTTATCTTAAATTAAAGTTTCCAAAACTTGGAATCATTGGTCTGCCACCCATAACTGGTTTGGTAATTTCTGGCATTTCAAACTTAGGTAAGTTTGAAAAATCTATGTTAGGTATGTTTGGTATGTTAGGTATGTTAATTGGTGCTGTAGGCATTACAGGCGGAACAAAACGCTCTACCTCTGGCTCTATAAATACAGGTAAACTAGGCATTACAGGTGCTTCTATTGGATCTTCAACTGGCGGTGGAGGTGGAGGCATTGTTGGAGTAGCTTGGTCTATACTGCCTTGATAGGTTCGTTGGAAAATATTTCCTTTTCTACGATTAGCAGCGATAGCATCAGCTCTTCTTTGAGCAACATTTCTAGTATCAGTTTCTCTATCTCTATATTGATCCATAAGATCATCGTAATCGATATCAAAATTAGGAAGGCCGCTAAAATCTAAGTCTCTTATAAAATCTGGTATTCCCGGAAAAGGACCGCCTGGTACAAAAGGTTCTGGTTCCGGTACAGGAGAAGGAGTTGGTGTAGCCAACTGGCCTTCTAGTTCTGCAATGCGATCCATCATTT